GGTAAGATGTCCCTCATACCTTCTATCTTTGGAAGGTATAGGTGATGCTTATGGATCACCTTGTCCGTTCGGTTAGATCGAACGAACCGATAGCCAAACCTATTATTAAGTAAGGCTGTCAACCGGTACTTAGTTTCCCGGGGGTTACGTGATTTATTTTCAATAACACGTGACATATGGCGGCCATCCATTGGAAAGGCGCCATCCCCCCCAATTTCTATGGGGGTATACGGACTTATACAGTCTGGTTCCTGTGGCACCAATATGTGCTGCAGGAGCGAAGCCTGATTAAACAGGCGTTCTGCACGTGGGTTCGTTTGGTGAACCCACCTGGTCTCCTTTCCAAGGAGACTGAACCTACCAATGTTTGACATTGAGTAGGCATCTACCTCACTTGGTTGAGGTAGTAGCAGTCGGATTCTGGGATAATCCAGGTAATCCAACTCCTGCCCCCTCCTCATTCTGAGGTGGGGGACATCCAGTACACTTTGCGGTACTAGAGAGCCTTCTTCACAGTAGAAGGCTAGTCGGTCCGACACAAATGTGTCTAGTTCCGATACCTTGAAAATACTTCCCAAGGTGTCCAAGTGTCTATACAACTTGGAAGAATCACTCTCAAGAGCGATCTCATCGTCGCCTACAAGGGTATAAACCCGTAGGCCCGATTTCTCACAACAATATTGATGTGAGAGCGTCAGGATGACCTTTGTCATCATGTCGCCCATCATCCAACCACGTTGCATGATGCTCAGGCGGTATCCGCCCTGATACGGCACAAACGCAAAGCGTTTACCGCAGTACTTACTCTTCGCGAGAAGTGCTAGGCCCAGGGGAAACTCTGGGTTCTCCGCTCTTTCTATGAGAGCGTGCCAGATTTGGCGCGCAACATTCCTGTTGCCGTAATCTGTGGCTTCCGACAAATCCGTCGAAAGTGCATAGACATGATGGTCTATTAACTCACCCCAATCAGTGTTTTGTGGGTTGAGCACATCCGTGAGAAATCTCCACAGATGCCGGTCTGCCTTTAGTCCAGACCGGACCTGCCTAGACGTAAGACTAGGCTGGAAGATGTGGGCAAACACCCCCATCAGCACCTGATATGAATAAGGTGCAACGGTTATGGTACGAGCCTTAGAAGGTTCGGCCACACCGTGGACCCGCACACATGATGTGTAGGTCGGATTGTGCAATATATTATATATTGCCCAATGAACCAGATCCTGAGCGGATCTGACTGGCCTAGGAGAAACATCCCTAGGCTCGAGGGTACGGAAGTCGTACTCCTTCCTGACCACTTTATGGGTGGCTAGGTAGCTCACATAGGCGGTTTTACCACCCTGAGCCCTCGTGCTTTCAAGGCACGCTGTCGTTCCGCATGATACTTTCGCAGAACGGCCATCGACCCTCTTGCAGGGTTCGGTGATCTTACCTAATATGGCAGGATCGAGTGGGACAGCCTGACCCGGCTGTTCCACCGTAGCTATGAACTTTTCATAGCTCTGCTCGATCATACGATGATCGGCCATTCCGGTTGCTCTGGTTTGACACCAGAGTAACACGAATCGTCCCACATCTGCGGGACCCTCTACAGGGAACACCTGTAGAGCTGCGCGCGCTGCGCGCAGGTACGGGAACATATGTCCCGGACACTCCACGTCATCTAAGTGACCATGGAGGGCGAATGATTTCCTCATCCGCTTTTTCAGTGCCTTCCAATGGGCCTGAAACTGTGCATAGTTATGTGCACAGTTTTCTAGTGACCAATTCACTAGAACGTCCACCCTTGCTTCTAAGAGCGGGGTGTGCTCCTCACTACATATAAGTAGGGGGAGGACTGCCGCATCGGCAGTCTGGAACCAGGCACGTACCTGGTTAAGGTGACCGTTATCCAGTCGCCTACGCAATTTCCCACGGAATGCGGCGGAAGCCTTAAAGTAAAGGCTTCGCAACAGTAAAGACTGTTGATCACACGGAGCGAACTCCGATAGATACGCTGGAGGTCCACGGACCCTCAGCGCCCGGAGTTGAAACCCCGGGGAGATGCGCCTCTCGAAGAAGTCGCATACACTACGAAATTCTTCGTAGTACTCACCCAATCTTTGGATGAGAGTGCTGCTTTGCAGCACGACAATGCGGGGCCCTGCCCTTCCTATAGTCGGGAGGGGCGGGCACCAGCGTGTGGTCATTCTTCAATGACCGTATGTCGTAAAACGACTACCATACCTCTTCGGAGGCGAATCGGCATGAAGTCGTTTGAACGTCCACCCTTGCTTCTAAGAGCGGGGTGTGCTCCTCACTACATATAAGTAGGGGGAG